AATAAGCCCACTTATAGTAACATCGCAAAGCGACAATAAATAGGCTAATTGACGAGACTGAGTTTTTGTCTTTTAAAGAAGCCAAGAAACTTGAAACATCTTGGCGATTGGCCTTATTAAGATCTCCTCCGTTTAAGATGTCTTGCGAAAGAAAATTCTTAAATTGACAAACCATGCGAAGATAGCTTTTAGTAGTTACCTCTGAGAGTTGTCTTTCAAAACGTAGATAATTTTCGAACCCTGGTAACATTTTTTAACTACCTTTCCCCTCGTATTATTTTAACCGGCACACTTCCACCAGGATCAACTGGCCCCATAAAACCATGGCGCACCACACGCACACCGCCACACCCTCCGGTTAAATAGTTATTTTTTGTTCACCAAATTGTTCCAATATGCGCCTCATTTCATTAAGTCCCATATTGGGGTTTTCTAAAGAACTGTCTACAAGAAGAGTTTGATTATTTAATCTTTTATCATTTTTGTCAAATAATGCAAAATGAGCTCCACCTGCTAAATCGTAAAACCTAATAACCAGATCACATTTTTGACTTTTAAATATAAATGTTTTAGCCATCATCCCCCCTTGGTACTATAGATCCTTTTTATTTCCACACTCCCGTGTAACCCCTTGCCTTCATACATTCTGCCCTCATTTGATCAAGAATTAAAGGATTGCCACCCCATGCACTCGATTCTTGTCCGGCTTGAACCGTACATTCATAGTAATCTTTCTGTGATTGTTCTTGTGTTGCGTCTGACCTAACAAAGTGTGAAGGATAGCATCCACAAAGCACCAAACCCAATAATATAATTGTCAATATCCTCATTTTCCCACTCCCCTTAGTTTAATCCGTTCATCCACAACAAAACCGTCAACTTTTTCTTCCGCATATTTATAAAGTTCGCCAAGCGTCTTATCCCAACCGGCTCCTCCGGTTGGTACCGATCTGGGATGCATCTACAATTCCCTAATTATCTTTTTCCTTGCTTCACAATTACCATGTCTTACAAAACACTCTACCGCGACCTGAATGATACTTGATGGCCGGACATCATTCTCTAAACAAATCACCGCAAGTTCTTTGTCTATTACTTTCTTAAAACGAACTGCGTGAGGCTTGCCATATTCACTTGTTCTTGGCTTCTTAGTTCCCTTTTTAGATGTCATTTTATTCCCCTTTGTTAAGTTTACTCAAGTATAACACCTGTAAACAATTTGTCAAGCTATTTTTCTTGACAATTAACCGATTCTATGTTGATATATTTTTATGGATAATATAGAATTCTTAGTCCAGGGATCTAAACCCCAACCTTATGAGGTAGTTTTCAAAATAGAGGGTAAAAATTTAACCGGAAGATGCTCCTGCCCTGCGGGATTATATGGTCAACACTGTAAGCATCGTCTTAATATCCTTATGGGGATAACCGAAGGAATTATTAGCGATAATAAAGATAAGGTTAAAACGGTTCAATCTTGGCTTTCAGGAACTGATGTAGAAGTCGCACTTAAAGATGTTTGTGAAACAAATCTTGCTTTTGAATCGGCAAAGAAAAAATTGTCCTTATCTAAAAAGAAGCTAGATAAATCTTTAATGGATTAATCCTGCCTTCCACCTTTTTGATGCCACCGGTAAGCTCCCCAAATTGCTAAAGAAAAGTAGACTAAGAATAAAACGCTCTGCGCGTATACCTTAATATGGAAGTTGTACGCACACAAAAAAGCATTGGTTACGATCCATATATAGAAACAGCTCTTCTTCTGCCTTATATTAAGGACCGTACCCGTAATGCTCAAAATGGTAACCGGCCATAACAAGACTTGAAAATTATCCATTTAGTTAACTATTTCACGTGAATTAATCGCCGTCTTTAGGCTGCGATATCGCCCGGCACCCCTCGTTTATATGCCGTATGCGGATGTAGATACTGCCGTAAGCTTTCTGTATGAACTCCTCACTTGTCGCCTTCTCTGGTAATTCCCTGGACAATATCCTGTCAATAACGACCATAAAATCTTTTACAAAATCTGCTCTTTTTATAAGTTCCTTAGTACTCATGGGTCTCTTGATTATTCTAAAGAGGCGCGATCAACAAAATTGGCCTAGATCTTCTCGCGCCTCTTTAGGTGATGCTTATTTGTTACTCCTGTGATTTTTTATAAATAGCTACAGCGGTCTCCCTTAAAAGATTAATCTCGCTATCTTTTAAAACTGCAACCTGATCCTTAGCTTTATTTACCATATAAGCTTTAAAAGCGTCCTGTTTAGCTTTGTCCGAAGGCAAGCCCTGCGTTGCAACATACCCGGCGGCCTCAATTGCTAAAGCCTTTAAAGAATTAAAAGCCGCGTTCGCGCTTGCGCTTAAAAGTTCCTTTAAAAATGGCTCAGCCAAGTTCCACATCTTAAGAATTAACGCTCCAGTCCTATTAAACAATCCTTTAAACCACGATATTAAACCCATATTTACTGCGCCCCTTTCTTTTTGTTTAAACTGTCCCTGATTTCTTTTTCACAATCTTCCTTTGTCGCCGGCTTACCCCATTGATTAAAATGGGGAAGTTTTTCATCTCCTGGCCAATCTCTTTTCCAAGAAAAGAAAAATCCTTTTGCTTTTATTCCTTCCCACCAGTCCTTAAAAAAACTCACTTTCGCTCCTTATTTGTTTTATCCTCTACCCAGATGTTCTTTATCCCCTCAAAGAACCCTGTAGTCTTACCACCTAACTGCTCTATGGGGTTAAGAATTATACGTGCTGCCGGATAGATTATTGTAAGCCCTATTTTTCCTAATACTTTAAAGATTATCATGTTACCTCCTCATTCCCATATCTTCCACCATCGGGCAGCCGTACAACCAACTTGAGGATCGCAGTCCTTAAAAGACTTACCACCACAAGCACACTTGCAGTAGATATAGGAGCACCCCGACAGGCTAAACACTAAAAAAAGAATAACTACTAGCTTTGTAATTTTCATCCCTTAACTTGCTGTATGGCATCGGCCACCAATGCCGGGGCCTGTTGGTTAACATCGATGTCAGGTAATTTCTCAGCCACCTTATCAACTATCTTTCCTATGATCCACCGGGACACAAAATTAAACTTAATCGCCCCTGACTTTTCAGCGTTAGCAATGGCCACAAGTGCAATCTGTTTGCGATCTTCCCGGGTAATCAAGCCATCAGCTGCGGCCTTTTCTGTTTGTTCGATTATCGGCTTGATGAGAGGTGAAAGTTTCTGCCACTTATCCATACCCCAGGCGATAACGCTTTTAATTTTTAATATGGCTACCGTTATTACTGCAATGGCTTTACCTAGTTTAAGCATCTTCCCTCCTTTTTTGCGCTTCTATTGCTCTATTCTTAAAGCTGTCCGCGTGCTTCTTTTCTTCCCTGCATTTATTACAAAGGCCAAGGAAATCCTCTACATGTTTATTCATCTCTTCTATGGTTAATATGTACTTACAACTTCTACAGAATTGATGGAAGGTCATTGTTTGTATCCGTTTATTCTACCGAGAATTACAACCATCTCTTTGTGTTCTTCTCTTTGGTATTTATGGGCTTCCTCAGTTGCTTTCCTTGCTTCAATAGAAGTTAAATTATGAGTCTGAATTGACTGATCTAACGATTCCAATCTTTTCATCCAAATTTCTCTTTCAGCGGTATGTTGTTTGTTTATTTCGTCTACCCATTTCATTACCCATATAAGCATCCGCCAAAGGAAAAAGAATAGGATGGCAATTACTATTCCTGCCAATCCATACTCCATAAGCTTAGCCCAAAAAGAACTCGGTTCCATCTTGTCTCTCCTGGTTGCGATTCATTAATAATTTAATCATTCTTTTTTATTAAATAACTTCTGTAAGTGCGTTCCCATAATTCTATAGCAATTTATGCATACTATACCCGAGTCACAATACACTCTATATCTATAACAAATCTCCCCATCAAAATAATCATTCCTTATATAATATTCTTGGTAGACGAAAGAATGGCATAGGTCGCATCTGATAAATTTCTTATTATCTTTTATATAATTTTGATTGAAACTACATCCTAAAATTACAATAGATATTAAAATAATAAGTAAAGTTTTCATTTTAATACAATTAGTGTTTGCGTTAATGAATCAATGCGAGTTTCTGCATCCGGTACACCCGCGCCACCAAGAATTTGCCAAGCCAACATAACAGAGGTAGCATCCACTTTTTTTATACAAGTTCTTATAAATAACTCAAACCAATGACCACCTACAAATTGCCCCACCAACTGAAATCTTTCTGGACCCCATAAATAGTAAGGATTCGATATGCCCGAATGTGTAATAGTTTGGTTACCATTCCCACTTAAAGCAATTCCGGTTGTAACAGAATAAATCTTAAAATAAGTTCTTGCAGAGTCAAAAATTATTTCACTCGCTGCATCATAAACAACCAAACCGTAATTCTCTGCTTTTGCCGTAGGATGCGCTATATACGCTTTCCAATTAAAACTACTACCGATATTCGAACCAACCCTAAAACCTATCCAATTTGAACCATTTTTGTTATATCCCATCATAGAAGTATATCCGGTAGTATCGGAAGGTTGAATTGCTATAATAGGGATTTGTGACGTAGGCGTAGAAAAAGCAACATCAAGATATTTTACTGTATTTAATATAGTCCCACTGCCACTTTCGTATAAAGCAAAGTTTTTATTTACTCCGTCTATTATTATGTCTCCTGCACTATTTTTAACTTCTAATCCGTATCCCATATTTTTTATACATAAATAAACGCTAATATTAAAGAATCTTTGCCAATAGTATATCCCCAGCTAAGAGGAGCCCAAGAAATTGTAGTTCCACTCCGAGTGACTGCGTGGGGACAATGAAGAGGGCTTGTAACATTGATTGCAAATGCAATTTGCACGGTAAGTTTCCCGTCTATATCAGCTAATGTAACAGAATCCGATGTATCTGCTGCTTCCTCGTGGGTATACCTAACCCTATTTATTTTCTCATCAACATCTAATGTTATATTCCCACCGGAATCCCTAACTATTAATCCGTATGTTGACATTAACTTAATTTCCCCATTTTTACTCTTAAAACAGCTGAACCATCATACACATTGATGCAATCATTTACTCCATCCACAACTACTTTTCCAGTTCCAACTGTTATGCTTTCGTCAACCGTTAAAGACCCGGTATTTGCCGTAACCGCATCCAACTGACCAACACTAATCTTATCTGCCGTTACTGTGCCTGTATAGATATCTCCGCCATCTATTTTAGTGGTGTCAGATGCATGCGCCCACCCGGTTGCTACGGCCGCATCTATCAGTACCCATTCTCCGGCCGTTACCGCATCATCTCCGGCATTAGTCGCCCTATATAGTTTGCTGTCATCACTATCTATCCATAGATCGCCCGCGGACGTGGCTGTAGGGCATGTAGATTGCCTGAAGGTGGTTACGCCACCTCCTCCGCCACTTTGTGATATCACAACCCAAGCTGAGCTCTGATAGACATAAAGTTTATTGCTATCGTTTGTATCGATCCAGTAATCCCCTTCGTTCATTCCTGTGGTAGGTGCGTCATCTTGATAAAATGTCTTAGGGGGAACGGCATCTGATGCCAGCTTTGAAAGCGTTATTGATTGAGCTGTAATCTTCCCGCCATCTAAGTCGCTTATCTTGGCGTTGGTTACTATTAAATCCTTTATCTGCGCGGATAATGTTATCAACTCTCCTGCGATAAGTTTACGAGCAGATATTATCGCATCACCTATTTCAGAAGCATCTAGTGGCGTGAAATTAATTGTTACTGCGGAAGAGAAATTCCCCGGGCCATAAGTGTCCGCGCCTCTTACCTTATAATATGCCCTATCCTTTATGGTAAATTTATCAAGGGCAGTTGGGGTCCCGGATGGCCAACTGGCCACTGAAACCTTGCCTGTCGCATTGTCGAAAGCGGTTATGATCGCTTCTTGGCCGATATATGTTCCGCTTGTTTGTAGTAAGACATCCCCAAGGAAGTAATTAACACCTTTTCCGATCAGTAGAGTATCCGTTATGCTTGTGCTGTCTGGTGAAGCTGCAACCGCATCAACAGGAGCATTGCCTTGAACAGTAACCATTTTTCCGGCTATTCTTGCCTCTAATGTCTCTTCTCCGGCCCAAGCGTTAGTATTGGATTTATAGACTTCGTAATATCTTAAGTCAGTATCAACGCTATCCATCCACTCAATCTTGGCATAGCCGAACCATTGTGTGGCTGTTATCGATGGTGCTGATGGCGCCGCATTTGTGGGCGTAAGGCTTGCGGGAGTGGCCGAGTAATTGCCTGAGGTATCAAAAGCGCAGATATAATAAGTTGCGGGTGATCTTGACGCAGGCGCAACTATCGTAAATGTATTTGCAAGGCCACGATAAATAAGGTTAGCGTTTTGAACTCCCCAGTTTGAATTGGCGTCTCTTATTTCATAACCTAATAGATCCTTGTCTGTATTCTTATCCCAAATAAAAACAAGTGCATTAAGGAAAGTATATGCAAAATTTGTAACATTGTTAGGGTTAGAATCCTTGCCTGCTAAAGTAATAGATGCTGATGGGCTGGCACTCCTAGCGTTTTCTACATTACTATCCGAAACCGATACAACCAAAACTTTATAAGTCGCGTTAGTTAATCCACCCTGGATTTTAAAAGTTTCTGCGGTTGTTTCTCCTATATATGAATATGACGCTCCGGCATTGTCAGATAAGTAAATTCTTGCTCTGTTATACCGCTTGAGGACATATCCGGTAACTAGTGGCTTTGTGAACCATACGTCTATTGCGCTTTGGATAGAACCATCACCAAGAACAATAACGCTCTCGGTCAATGTTAAATTTTCTACCGGCGGTATGGTAAAAGACAAAGCAGAATAATTATTATCCGGCAATAGAATTGTATCTGTATCATAGACATCTACATCGTATTCTAATGCGGTAATCTCAACCTCGCTATTCTCCGCGCGTTTCATTGAGATTATTCTATATGGCGCTACAACCTTATTTTCCTCGCCAATAGAATAGAGATCATAATTTGCCGGGGCTTGGCTAAAGCTATTACCAGTTACATTAACCTCGGTATAAGTTCCCGCACCATCGCTTATGGTCTTTTCTTCTTGCGTGTCGTCAGCGAACCTAACCCTTATCTTGTAAGTTTTACCGCTTTCAATAATAATTGGTTGATCTAACTTAACCTTTGATGTAGTGCTACCTGTTTGCACCCTGCCTGAACCAATGCCCCATTGTGGCACATCGTGGGCTACGTTAATTACATCTCCGGCTTGACAAGCGATAGCGTCAATACCGGCCTTAAGAGATACAGTACGTTGTATATTTTTTCCTATATTAAGCAAGTATTTGCCTTCTCTTATCGCTTGGCTTGTGTGTGTGCAGAATAATCGTAATGACTTCTTACGGATAGGATCACCCGCGGCAATAGACACCTCGTCCATTACCGTTATGATATCTTGCTTGTAATTTAAATCCTTGTTCATAAATTGGATTTCAACCACATTTGGAATATCTTTAATAGACTTCCAAGATTGCGTAAAACTTTCGCTGATAATATTACCCATGCCGAACATCTGAACAGGGCTTTCGGCTTTGTCTATCTTTAGTTTAACTGCCCCTCCGGAATAAAAAGTAAAACATCTAAAGGTTGCGGATAATTGCGAGAGCAAGTCTATTGCCCTTGTGCTGCTGTCTATAACTACATCTAATCTAAAACGTTTTTCATATCCGCCATCTCCATCGCTAACTTTTTCCTCACAATATAAAGCCATCTCTAATAACTGTGCGGCATCCATATTAGAAGTAGTGATATAATCTCCCAAGCCATAACGAGTATCGGTAATTAAATCCCTTAAACACCATATCGGGTTAGCGGAATAAGCGGTTACATAAGTTGCGCCATCCCAATATAAAGTATTATTATTGGATAATAACTTGAATAGGCTATTCGCAGCATCCCAATAATATAGATCCCAAGCAACAGAATCGCCATCTTCTTCAGTTAATACTGCCGGGATGCTTACCTTTGCACCCTTAACTAAAGAGGTAATGGTTGGTGTACTGCCGCTTAGTTGATCGGTTGCAAGAGCTTCTATGCCTAGGAGCGCTACATTAGGATAGACAAGTGGTTCATCTTGAGCAATTTCATCTACGCCCTTGAGATAAAGATCTCCTTGTTTCATTGGATCTAAACTACTATCATCAGAGGTCCTTGTAATCCTTATATCGTATTGACCAGCGGTCAGTCCTTCCTTGCGGAATATTTTACGTAAATCCGTACGTGATTTACCATCTATGGTAGTTGAACCTAAATCGGTGTAACTTCCATCAGCGTGTAGTTTATATTCAACTTGATAGGTTACCGCCCAACTGTCCACATTTCCGGAAATTCCTTGTTGGAATAATCCTCCGACGCAAGTAAGTTTTAATTCAAAGGCGGTAATATCTGTATTTACTGTTGTATATACATAAGCGTTATTTTTAGTAAGATTGGCGTTGAGCGCTTTCAGGTCGTGGCTGTCGTTAAAATTTGCTATTTGTGCTTGATTATTTGTGCCATATCGCTTAGTCAAAACTATATTATCAAAGTTGGCTGAGGGATTTTCGTTTATTTCTACACTATCTATACTTTCAATCTCGCCTTCGGATAAGGCAATAAGTAAATTAAGATATTCTTTATCGCCGTCGGTGCGGATAAACTGATTGATTATATTACCGCCTACCCTAAACTCTCCATAACCTTTTGGCACAGGAATGCCTACATCTTGAGTATTGGTTATTCCGTCCCAACCGTAAGTCGGCGAACCCTCATCAAGCCCATCTCCGGAAGTATTAAAAGTAGGCGCCCGGGGTTGTGTACACATTGAGTATATTGAATACGCAACTGAAAGAACAGCTGATGCTATAACAAGGACGTTCCAAACTGCCATCCAAAAAGTAGCATTTGAACCAAATATAAATACAAGCGCAGGAACATTTATTTTAGGAGTAACAATAACCTCATCACCATCTTTAAGGGTTGCGCAAAAATCAGCTACTACTTTGCCAGTAACTATAAATTTATTATCACCCCCATAATCAAAACCGGATAGTTCAAGATAATCCCTTAATACATAATCAGAATTAAAGATCAACTCCTTAGTTATTCTGCCTTCGTCTTTTAGGATATTTGGGATATATTTAATTACGATTGACATTGACAATCTCCGAAAATATGTTATATTTTTTCTATGAAAATCATATTTATTTTACTAATCTGTTTTACCTTATGTGGTTGTGCTATGAATCAAGTTATTCCAACCCACATCGGGATGACTAAACAAGAGCTGCTTTCTCGTGCTAAAAACCCTGTTTCTTGGAATAGACAAGTAATCAATAATAAAACTTATGAAAGTTTGAATTATGGTGATTGGATTGGCAATTTTGATTTTGTTGATAATATCCTCGTTGGCTATAGTAACCGCAAACCCTTTGGTAATTTGGAATATCATAATCAGTAACCCCATTTAATATGAAAATATTGTTGCTTTTGTTTATCTGTGTTACCTTCTGCGGCTGCGTAACTGCACGCAAAGAATATTCTAAGAGCCTCGCACAAGTAATCCATATAGGCATGACTAAAGAACAAGTTATTAAAAACACTACTTTCCTTAATAGCTTTACTCACAGTTCTCCTACCGCTTGGTCTAAGCAAAACATCAATGGACACATCTACGAAACTTGGGTCTATATTGAAAACCGGATAAGTTTTGACTTTGTTGATAATTCCTTGACTGGTTACAGTTTGGGTTTGGGTGGTATTGCCTATTATTCCAAAGATGGAATTGAAGATACCAGAAACTACCCTAAATAACCTCATTGTATTAACCCCTTATTTCTGTAAAATCCGCAAAATCTCTTTTGCCATCTTAGATCACTTACCCTACAAACTACTGTGCCTGCTTTGCAACTATTTATAAACCTAATCCCGTCAAGCATAATTCCTGCGTGATTGAATATTCCTGTGCCATTCTTAAATCCCACAACATCAAACAATTTTGCTTTATTTACCTCTTGCCAATCTTTATGGGCATTCTCTAAAAAATAATTCTTACCTTTCCATGCCCAATCATCTGTATAGTCTTCCTCAATATCAAATAACTTAATTTCTAAATCTGCGTATATACTAATAATTAATCCATAGCAATCAATGCCTTTCAAATCCCTTCCCTGATGTTTATATGGAACGCCCAAATATTTATTAATAATATCTTGCTCATTCATCACGTATATAATCTCCCCGTAGGAACACTCGGAAACCCACCAAATCTTGCTATATTGTTCATCGTTGTTTTACAAGTCGCTTTACGTTTATCGCAAGTTGTTTGCGCCCCCGCGTAGCCACACTCCGTTGACTTAAACTTCCACCGGCAGTAGTTACGGTTATAAATACCCCTGGGTAATGTTAAATCGATGATGTCATACTTACCTGATAATACAAACTCAACCGCGTCTTGTGTTACAATATAGTTATCTATATAATAAATAAATTTAATATTCGTATCAGCATCATTTAATTGGTTGGCCCAAACAAGTGTGATGGTTACCTTTTTGCCGCGCAGATCATAACCCTCAAGATATGCTTGGATAATACGATTTACATTAGAAACTGTAACTTTAAAGTTAGCAATTTCCCCCTGTGAATTTTCCCCAATATCGTCATGTTTAATAGGGAATTTGGTATAGGTTACACCATCGTAGGTTATATCGGTATCCCATTCGGCAAGATTTAAATCTACGCTGCCGTTGTAATCCTCAATGGTATATAAATAAATTGGCTGATTGCTTGACTTATTTTTTTCTGTTTTAAACGTATTATCTTGCGTATACATTAGGCTTAGGCTATTGAGATTAAAAAAAACTCAAAATCATATAATCCACAACTTGTATGACTATAAGTTAAGCTATCTTCCTTAAATCTTACTGTTAAGGTTGCTGCACTGACCGGATGTGTCCAGGTAAAAGAGGTTAATGCTCCTTTTTTACTGTTAAATAAGGTTGTAACGGTTCCTAAATCAGTTGCGCTCCTGTTTTTATAAACTAACTTATACTCCGTGATAGCACTTGAACGCTTTGCCCTGCGTTGTTCAGCGCCATTCTCAAACTGCGAGATTAAAGTTTTATATTGAGGATTTTCGTCAAATACAAAATCTGGTGCTAAAATGAAATCGTTCGACATTTTTATTTATCCTTTATGGCTTTTACGATATTATCCATATTTTTTCATAATCCCCCTTAATGCTCCGTTACTATTTATGGCTTCACTTACCCACGCTATAATTTGAGGTTTATGTTTATCGACATCGGCAAAATCATACGCCTTAATGACTAAAACTGGTTGGATAGTTACTCCCCCCCTACCTTCCTCGTATGCTTTATTCTGTTTACGCGATAAGATCCTTTCTCCTGTTTGCGCTATGATCGGCACTTCATCTGACGCCAGGTTAAGTCCTCCGTGGGCCCTTACAATACCGCCTGTGTGCATGGTCCCTAAACTTAATCCTGCTGTAGGATTAAATTGTGTGGCATTAAAAGCATTGGTTAACCCGGAACTGGTAGTTGTAGATGCAGCAGAGAATCCGTTTCCGACACTCGAGAACAGTTTAAAAATGTTTCCTATTAATTGTTGGCCTGCCAACAACGCTTGAAACGCTATCCAATTTGCTGCCATCTGTGATATCTTTTGAGCAAATATATTGACTATTGACTGACCAAACGCGGCAAAATAGTCTTGGGCCCTTTTTAACTGCCCTGAAAAAGCATCATTGATAAAACTTTCAAATGCTCCTGCTAATCCAGTGGTTAATTGATTGGCCACATCTATGCCTAGTTGCTGAAAGTCATGCAATTTATCCATTGCATCACTAATCGCCTTATCAAACCCTGACCAGAAACCGCCCGCATTCTTTTCTACATCCGCACCCTTACTCGTAAGTGATCCCATAATTTCTTTATAAAATGCACCAAAGTCAGTAATCTTCTGCTTAAAATCATCAAATCCTTTTGCCCAATCTCCATCCTTACCAAAAACTTTATCTATTCCTGCTTGGCCACCTTTCAAAGAAACAATCCAACCCCAAAACGATGCTTTAGCTAAACTTTGCGCGGTGTTCATAACAGCATCCGCTACCGCTTTCCATTTCA